CTGCTTTCTCTGCTTTTACCGGACTTAAAGTCCCTACCTCTCAAAAAGAGGTAGCCATGCACGTTTGCGGATCACGCGACGTGCGCGCGTGTACTGGTAAGCCCGGGCTACTGGTTCAGAGAACCAGCAGGACCATAAGGAGGAATCTTGGTGAGAACCAAGAAAAGACCGCGGAAGAACATCCGTCCTTCCAGCAGTTGCTCTTACGAGCATTTCCTTATAGCCGGGTACTTCAGCCTCATATAGAGGCGAAGAGGCAACCCACCCACGATATTCCATCCTTTGGTATCTACGATTAAATCGTAGAACTTTTGGGGTAGGAGCACCGTTAAGGGTGTGGAGCCATTCACCGGGCATATGCAAGTACGCAACTGGTATAGGAAGGTAGTCATCCTCGTCACAGACGAGAATGTTTGAATCTACTTTCTTTAGCCAGCTGCGTATCAATACACATGCATTATCAAATCCACGGCGCGCTAACCAGTTATGGTAAGCACACCAGGATAATAATGCAGTACCACCAAGAGACGGTGTTAGAGGAGCTCTTATTCGCAAGGGAGTGACATCAACGCCTTTATAGGCGTCCATGCCACAACTCTCGCGGAAGTAACTCCCCATACAGCACTTGTCGCCGTTCACTTTAAGATGAACGGTTTCGTATACTGATATTACCCTTGACGCCACAAGGCGTGGTAGGATAATGTCGTCTCCGTAAACATACACATCCGAATCTTTAAGTATCGGAAACATATGTTTACAATGGTCAAGAACTGCTCGTGCAATTGCAAAGAAGATCAATGCCTCTACGGGAAAGCAAACTGCTGAACCCATAGGAGCAAATTTCTTCAATGTAACTGTACGACCATCAGGTAGCAAAGTAGCCGTAGACCTGCAAGCTAACAGAGCGTTCCGCCACGTGGTGGGGAACAAACTGTTTAGTAGCGAACAGGACACACGGTCACTAGCATCCTTCATATCGAGCGTGACGTAGTCCACTGGCATAGGGAGCATTACTGCCCCGGAACCAGCGTCCCACGCTTGAACCCCTGGATTATAACCAAGTGAAGCCCTTAGGGCGAGTTCACGATTAACACCTTGGTCTCTAAAATTGACGCGTCCCCGAGTTATCGGAGATGATTCAATAGTAGATACAAGATGCTTCATGACCGCCTGCTGGACCCACTGGTATTCCAGAGGTTCGCAAGATATGAGCCTCGGGCCTCTAGAGTCTTTCGGCACTAGCACGACTTTCGCCGTGCCAGATTCGATCGACTTAAGGTCCTGCCAATCCCTATACTCGTCGCACGTGTGCGACAAGTTATACGACATAAAACTGTCGTAAGGGAAGACGGAATGAAGAGTCTCATAATAGCGCCTAAAAAACGCTTTTTGATGTGACTTTTCACCTGTTGCAACCGCGCCTACACCATGCCGAGGAATTAATTCGGCTAGTGAAAGCGGGTCAACAACTCCAAGAGTTCGTCCAATAATATGGGCGGCATCATGGAGGATAACACGAGCAAAATTACCATCGCTATCACAGGGCATGCTTTGCAGCATATCCTGAGACGCTTCGGGCAATTCGCTCTCCGTTTGCAGGAACGATGAGATAACTTTCTCATTTTGTTCACGAGTCGGTGGATATGCGGTCTTATAGAAAAGACCGCACAGGAAGCGGATACTTGCGTACGCTTCTGGGGACGCATCACTGCGTTCCCGACCATCATCAGTAAGGACCCTATTAATGAGGTTACCGAAAAGCTTCGGATACCTCCCCTCAGGATGTTTCTCAGTCGGCCTCTTTTCGAAGCCAACGAAGACGTCCTCTAAAGGTTGATTAATAGAGCAAGATGCAAGGATTTTATCAAGATCCTTGCCCAATCGAGGAAGTGTTTGCGTTAGAAACGCAATACCTTCCTTGTCCAGCCGCGTAGAGATTGTTTTAAGATCTCTAGCGACTTCGTCTGATGGTATATCAGATGCGCGTGCTACATCTTGGTAACACGCATGTAAAAGATCGTACATCCATTGCTGGTTATACGACCCGGCTATTAGTGTCTTCATATATTTAATATACGTGAGACGTCCTAACAGCACCATGCACCAAGATAATCCGTAACACCAAATCACATCATGCACCAACACCCCCCACTAACTAAGATTACTCTTAGCGTTGTGGGAGGTGAAGGCACACTCCGTTCGGCAGGAAGTTAACTACTTCTCGCCCGCGATGAGAGCGTCGATGTTCTGCATAATGCAATCAAACGCCTGGCAAAACAAGGTTTTCATCTTGTTATTGCTAAAGGTAGTTTGAAAGCCTGGGGCAGTAGGGCGAACAAGGGTTACCACAACAGTGGCTTCCCCGTCCGCCCGGCCCCCATTGCCGCTTTCCAGCGGTACAATGGTGCTTAGATCGCGCTCTTTCACAATGACCTGTGTGCGACGAGTCCCGGCACGAGTGCCGAGCTTTCGCTCCAACTGGCCAATGATGAGCTCGCGTGGGAACGTATTCGCCGTAGATTGAACTCGGCGAAGCGTGATCTCCCCTGTTTCGTAGACTTTGTTAAAGACTACGGAGCTTTCGGCTCCAGGCAGGGTGACGGCTGTGCGTTGACTATTTACAGTCAAGTCTGGTGACATAGTGGTGTTATTCTAGTTTGTTAGTTACTTACTAGGAAACGGATGCAAAGCATCAAGCATTCAAGTATTACCCACACACAGTGTGAGAAGCCTCTCCTCCTTTCGGGAGGTCAGAGGACACTACTTCAACGCAGCGCGACGTAAGTATTTGTCGCGCCCGTTCTTGAGAAACGGCGAGTTAGCGATTAAGAGGCTGCCGGCTAAAGCAGCTTTTCGCAAACTCGCGCGTTTTGAGACCACACTGGAGGGGGAGGGTGAAGCCCTTCTCCTAATGTAGTATGAGTCAGTGCCTTTCCAGGCTAAACCCGGGAGTGATGGATCATATCCGCTTGGTAAAGGAGGCATAGATGCCTCCCATCCAGGCGAATCCCATCGCTCGAACACTGACGCGGTAGACTCTTTGTGCCATCTCAATGAGTGGCAAAAGTCTTTAACCGCGTACTCAATTCGATACGTTTCCCTCGCAAATTGCGAGAGAAAACCACTTACGTCGACTACCCAGTCGACTAAAAAGGTGAACCGTGTTGCATTCCAAAGTATTGTGGGATCTAAACGAACCCCCAATGCCTCGGCTTTTGCAGCGATCTCCTCTTCAAGTGGCGTATCGAACTGCGGCATTTCATAACGAATTGCCGCAGTTGCGTAGTAAGTAGGCCTCTGGATCCAACGTGAATCTACCTTGACGGTAGGCGTTGGTGAGAGGTCTCTACTAGGATAGCCCCACGTCGAATTAAACCAAGTGCTACTCAGCGAAGCTGAGTAGTCCTCGACATTCGACTCGGTATAGAACTTGGGATGAAATTTCCCAGGCTCATACGGAAGTACTCGTTTATAATGACGAGTATTCCAGGCAGCAGAGCGTGCTTTCAGGCGCTTCAGCCGGTTTTCAAGACCAGCTAAAGCATCATAAGCATCGGCTATATCCTTAACAAAAGGAATCAAGCCGAACTCTGCTCCTAAATGGGCGCCAGCTAAGCGCCTAATTAGGTCCTTCAAGAACCCTCCTCGCTCCGTTTTCGAAGCGAGGGAACGTAAGGTAGTCTTTCCTTTAGTGACTCTTTTGAAGGAGTCTCGAGGATCGAATTCCTTTAGTTCACGCAATTCGTATGCAAAATTAAGGATCGAAGATCCCTGATTAAGCTCCGGTAACATAAACGCTAAAGCAGACTCTGCTAAAGCGTCCATATCATACGTGGGTACAGGGAGCAAGTCCCTGGCAGCTACAAGGTGCTCAGGCATTAAACGCCCTAATCGGGCATTCGATGCTGAGACATTAGAGAATCGTTTAGGTAACATTTCTGTTACCCATTCATTTCTCTCGTACATATGGGTACATTCCTTTTGACGAGGAACTAAAGACGGTTGAATGTCTTTAAACTCCTCGTCCTCGAAAGTTTCACTTTCGAGAGGAATACCCCCAGTCCAGTTAAGTGACTCTAAGTTCATTAGAGTCTCATTCTGGGTCCAGGGGGTTGAACCCTTGTCCCATCCGAATTCTCGGATGGAAACAATTGTACCGTTTGTAGTTCTGCTTCTTGAACGCATACTTAAGACGAAGCCAGCCGCAATACTGCGGCT